AATATCCACTTGAACCTATCTTTGCGTAATCTCCACTTGAACCTATCTGTGCGTAATCTCCACTTGAACCTATCTGTGCGGAATATCCACTTGAACCTATCTGTGCGGAATCTCCACTACTATCAGTTTCGTTATCTTTACCAGATTCAACTCTTGCTTTTTCAATAGTAAAATCTACACAAGCCTTAACAAACCCTTTAAGCCCAAGTTTCGCACCAATATGGAGCTTATTTGTAGCTGTTTTATTCCCCTTTTTATAAACATCTCCAATAGCTTCAACATCTGCAAAATCTGGAATGTTGCCATTTTCATCAACAAGCTGGTAATAATCCAGCACATCAAATGGGTTTTCGCAGAAATGCATTACGCCTGCTTCGCATATTTCATTTCCGTTTTCTTCATAAGTAGCATTCTCTTTGTACTGCTTACCTCTGCATATCATTCCTTTATTAAATGCTTTATACCCTTTTACGCCCATCATCTTTCCTCACTTTTTTCAAACTCTTTTAACTGTTCCGCTAACTTCTTACACTCATCTGCAACATATTCTTCGGTGCGGATAACATCATCAATCGGATATTTACTTTCAACCATTTTTCGTAGTTGAAGCTCTCTTCTATGGCTTGGAAACTTCTGCATCGCATAATCCAAATCTGACTTATTTCCTGCGTGTCCGCAATCAAATCCGAACCACCACAAATCACTCTCGATTGGATAACTTGAATGCTCTCCACCACCTGCATATGTAATGCCACCGTGACACTGAAAATATGCTTCAATGCGGATTCTTTCATCTTCGTCTAGTCAAGCACCAAGCAAAGGAAGAATCCCACTTACTTCTCTGTCTCCGACATCAGTTTTCTTGATTTCAAGGTAATCACTGTAATCCTTTCCATATAATGGATGATTCTTTGGAATGCCGACATAACCGCATCTGTGCCCGGAACTTCCAAATATGACAACGCATTTGTATCCTGCGTGTTCAAATTCACGCTCTACAACATATCTATCATTCATAGTGCTTATCCCTCCGCAATCTCTAATTTCTCACTATCATTAACAATCAGCATAATCAACTGACTATCTACCATTTCAGCAACTTTCTTCTGATTGTCCGTACTAAGGCTTTCAGAATCGTCCAAAATGATAGGTGTTGATATACCGCTAATCTTCTGGATTGAATTGCAAATATCAACTCTGCCTAAAATCCTGTTACCCTTGTTAGACATAGTTGTTAAAATGCTCTTTCCATCAACAGTAGGTATGCAACAGCTCTTGTAATTGCCATTCTTGGCATATTCAAACAACTGCCACTTAACTAACCCAAAATGGCTGTTTACTGCTTCTGTCAAGGCTTCATTCTTTGCTTTGTCTAATTCATCAAGTAAACCAAGAATTTTCTCGGCATTAGTTTTATTTTGTTCAGAATCAATCTTTATCTGCCTTAATTCTTCAAGTCGCTGTTCGTCTGCTGCCGTATCAGATTTTGCAATCTGGCTTTCACATTCTGCCAACTGCTGCCTTAAAGCTGTTTCCTGTGACTTTAATTCTGCCTTAACTACTGAAATATCATTCGCTTTGTGCATAGCTTCTTCCTTTTCAGTTATCTTCTGTTCAAGTGCCTTGTATTCATCTGTAGCTGATACATCAATTTCCTGTTGAAGTTCTGATAACTGCTTTTCAAGGTCTGCAACTTCTTCTTCCAACTTCTGCTGATTAGCAATATTTTCTTCGTTACATTTTTCCAGCCTTGGTATCATATCTCTTGCATTATCAACATCTGCCTTAACTTCTAATCCGTCTTTTTCAACCTTTGCCAGCCTGTCAGCCTTTGTCTTTTCAAATGAACTTCTAAGGCTTTCAATTTCTTCTGCTGGCAGTTCTCTGCGGCAAGTAGGGCAAATTGCTGTATTGTCATTGAATTTTTCTTCTTTAATCTTCTTCCAAACATCAGCAAGCCTGTTTCTTTCTCTCGCTCCGCTTTCAATGTCGTTCTGATAACCAGATATTTCAGAATTGTTCTTCTGAATAGTATTAGCTATATTAATAAGATAATCTTTCTTTTCAGAAATCTTGTTCTCAATCTCTCTTCTAGCCTTAACATTTTCTTCATTGGCTTTGCGTGACATATCACTAAGCTCAAACTTTAAGTTAAGAATATCCGAACTAGCCTTGTCATATTCGGCCATCAGCTTATCATTGTCGGTCTGTTTTGCTATGCAGTCCTCAATCTGTTCTTTAAGGCTGTTCTTCTGTAATTCAAGGTCAGATACTTCAATAGCCTGTTTAAGCTGCACATCACGCTCTTTCTCTTCAATCTGCCCTTTTAACTTTTCGGCATTATCATCAACATCTTTTTTGATTTCATTGTTCATAGCACGTATTTCTTCATATGTGTATTTTTCAAGAAGTGGTACTAATTCAGCAAGTCCATTTTTGGATTTTGCTATATCAAGGTCAGTTATTTTCTTTACTAAACTGAAAAGATATTCTCTCATTTCCTTTGGCTTCTGTGTGAGGAACATATTGATATTGCTACACATTTTAAAAATGTTCATATTAATATCAAGGTACTCATTAAATGCCTTTAATGTCTTTGAAACGCTGTTGATATAATATGAATTAGGGTCTTTTACAGTTGTTATAGTAACTCCATCCTTTGTTACTTCTTCATAAGTGCGTTTCTGAACCTTTTTCAGAATGACTTCTTTTCCGTCAACATCAAGCGTAAGTTCAACACTTGTGTCCATATCGTCAACTGATTTTCCGTCAACTTCACGTCTGACAACTGGATTATCCTTTAACTCATAATCACAGTTAAATAAGCACCAGAGATAAGCTGTAGCAATAGTTGACTTGCCCTTACCATTCTTAGCCATAATCTTTGTAATGGCGTAAAAATCAAACTCAGCGTGTGCATAGCACATAAAATTTTCAAGCACTACCTTTTTTAAAACTGCTCTTTCCATAAACATATCCTTTCCTTATTATATATTCATAATGAATACGCCATCTTCAACTTGGAAGTTATCAATTTCCCTATCCGCATAGGCTGAATACTTAGCTTCTTCAAATGAACCGTTAAAAACTGTTCCATGCAACGGTGTCCATATCTGGCATACCACATCTTCATCAATAGCCATACTTGCTAACTCTCTAACCGTAATATCACTATGCATTAGCTTCGCCCTCCTCTGCGTAATCAATCCTGCTTACTGATACTTCATAAGCAACCCTTGTCTCAATCTCATTGTCACTTATCTTCTTAGCGTACTCTCTGCTCTGAAATCTTCCCTGGATCTGGATGTGTTCTCCAACTTCAAGCTCACCTGCAAATCTCGCATTTCTTCCCCATGCTATACATGGTATGTAATCTGATTTGCCATATGGTCTGTTTACTGCTACTAAGATATCTGCAATCTCTCTGCCCTTTGGAGTACATCTGTATATAGGTGGTTTGCAGATATGAGCGTCAAGTATAACTGTATTAATATTTTCCTCGAATGGTAGTTCTGTTGCGTCCTGTGCCAGTATTTCAAGTTCTCTTGCAAATACAGATAAAATCAGCTTGCGTTTCACATCATCAATGTGTCTGTTAAAGCTCCTTATCTGCCCTGAAACTGTGACAACCTGTCCTACTTTGATTTCTCTGATATCAACAAGTCTGTCTGATATCATTACTGGTAATGTATCCTTGTTACCACTTGTTCTTGAACACTTGAGCATGAAGATGTAAAACCCCTCGCCAAGTACTTCATGTGAGTACTCTGGCTCTCTCTCAACTACTCCTGCTAATGTGATATTATTGTTATTAATTGCATTTTCCATTTCTTTCTCTCCTTACTTCAATATGTAACTTCCTATTGGTACTTTATCCATTCTTTCAATCAAATGGATTTTGCAGCTGAAAGTATAGAACTTTCTAAAATCCTTTTCCTTTATAGCTCTCTGCCTGTTTCTGTTCAGCTTAATAATTCTTTTTATGCTACTCATTGGCGCTCTCCTTACATCTGTAATACATCGTTGTTATAACCCATCTTGCTGTGAGACAGTCATAATTCTTCCATGCTGATAGGTCATGGTCAGCTGATTTAATTGCTGTTCTAATTGACCTTTCAATAGATACTGGCGATCTATTTGTTGCCTTAGCAATACTGTTATAAATATTTTCCATTGATGTAAAATTTCCAAAGCGTTTAACAGCTTCGATTATGTAGATGTAACCTCTTTTATTAGAGAGAATACCTAAGTTGAACATTTCTTCTCTTATCCTTGCTTCCATAAACACTCCTCACTTGTAGCAAAAGTACATGTTCTGCACTTTCTTATAAACACCGCTACCTTGTTTAAATTCAGCTTGATACAACACATTGCTAGGTATGTCATATCCGCTTATTAATAATTCTTCTGCTATTCTCCAACACCTTTCTGTTGGCTCTTTATAGAATCCGCTGTTTTTAAGTTCTGTACATTGATATTGCCCTGACTGATAGATGACTTCTTCAATGCTGTTAGGGAAATACTCACTCTGTACTCGGTTCAAAACAACGGCTCCTGCAAGATATAGCATTTCATCATCGTTGCATGTCGCTCCGCATTCACCCATCAGCAAATGTGCCATAAGCGACAACTCATATTCATCAACACTTATCTCTCCAGTTTCAACCTTATAATCAACATGTGAGTTGTAGCATTCACTTAACACTGCACTCTGCTGATTAATCTTAGCTTGCGGTTGTACCGGTCTTAGAATCAACGCTATAAGGCTGATTCCTGCCAGTGTTGCGGATATGTTAATTATCTTTTCTTTCATATCTTCTCCTACATGTTTGTATCATGTACCACTTCGGCAAGTGCTATTGGCAACAAATAGGTGTCGATGAATTCGTGTACATCAGCCAAGTATTTTCTTTTAATACTCTTGTATGTCGCCACGCACCCGAATTCGCGTTTTAACTGCTTGTATATATCAGAATATACTGAACCGCGAATACCACCGTCTTTGTACGCATTGCTGTCCTTTCCGCCAAGTACTTCAATTCCTTTCTTTCTAACATGTTTCTGCACTTCTTCAATCTCACAGCCGTAAAGCGGAGTTTCTTCTTCGATACTGGTTATCTTATCTTCAACCTTATCAACTCTCTCTGTGAGTTCTGTGTTTCCCTGTGCCAATAATCTAATCTGTTCAGATGTTGTCAAAGGCTTACTGTAACTTCCTGTCTTTCTGATTGACGGAAGAACTTCTGATGTAACCCATTCTGTAAATCTCTCTGCACTTTCTTTACGGCTCTGAAAGATTGTCTTGTAAAGATTGCTCTCGTTGATGTATAACAGCTTTTGTTCTCCACCTTTTGTAAGGGTAGGAATACTGTTCACACCCTTTGGGTTTAACCTCTCTTTAACCTTTGACGGCTGTGTAAGTTCCAATGCCTTGCATACATCAGCCAAGCAAAACATAGGTTCATCATCTTTAGTAATGGTTCGGATTTCTCCAAACTCTGAATTGCTAAAAATCTGTAGCTCCATAAACATTCCTTTCTAAATAATGTGTGATATATTCTTTTTAAGGTGCATTTGATTCTGCTTGTTTCGGGTAACTTATGAAGTTACTTTCTTTGCAAAAAAAATCTCCATAGGATTTTCAATATTCAAATTATCAATCATAATCTGAATCTCATTGCTGCCAAAAACGCCCTTGTGCATTCGTAAATAGAAAGTCTTGGGTGTTACACCTATCATTTGTGCAACTTCTGTCTGCGTTTTTCCGTTTTCAGCTATAATCCCACGAAGCTTATTTGTATCAACCATCTTCTCATCTCCTTTCCAACTTCGTAACTTTTGAAGTTACCCTTATTATACACCGCAAAAGTAACTTGTCAAGTTATTTTTTTCTTGACTTGTAACTTTTTTGTGCTATAATCAAGTTACCGATAGGAAAGGAGGAAACACTAATGATTAAAACTGTTGGAGACAGAATTAAGGAACAAAGAGAACTTAATAAAATGTCGCAAGTAGAGTTAGCTAAGAGGATGGGCGTTTCTAAGCAGACATTATATAAGTATGAAAACAACGCAGTAACAAACATTCCAAGTGATAAAATTCAGGTTGCTGCACAGATTCTTGATATTTCTCCATCATATTTAATGGGGTGGGAAGATAATTTATCTACTGATAATGCTGATATCATTCCCGACTTAATGTCAGATAAAGAATTGTTGGATAGTGTTAAGAAATTGATAAAACTCAATAAAGAACATCAACAAACTATATTTGACAATATAGCCTATTGGTATGAGAAAGAGGGGCGTTAAACGCCCCATTTCTTTTTGAAAGATAAAATTAATTCATATACAAATTTTAAAAAATTGTTATTGCTACAATTATCTATCAATCCGATAATCTTTTGTTTATAGTCCTCATTCTCCATATATCCCCCTTATTGCACGATATAACACTGGTAGCGATGGTGTTATTATAGAACATCTGTTCTTTCATGTCAACCTACCCCCAGTAGATTAACAGTTTTCAGCGGTGACACTGCCAACGTCAATCAAACAGTGCCACCTAGCCGAAACTTGAAGATTCTGTCCGAGCTCTCTCGGACAATTATTATTATAAATACTGATAATGTAAAAATCAACTTAAAGATATCGCAAGTTTCGACAACATTCGACAAATTATGCATATTGTGATATGATTAATAAAATTAAATTTAGGGGGATTTGCCTATGAAAAATAGAATTGTAAGCATTATGCTTGTTATGTGCTTATTGAGCCTTGTAGCGTGTCAGAATGGTGCTTCTGATAATATCGAGAGTACCGCAACAGAAACACAAACTGAAACTCAAACCGAAAAGAAAGCTTCTGGTTCTGGGATAAATAAAAAAGCTCTTTTTAAAGATGTTGCTTTTAAAGAAGATAGAATGATGTACTCTGATAAAGCTACTGCTTCCGATTTAACAAGAAAGCCGCAAAATTATATTGATAAAGATTTTGCACTTGAAACCCATGTTATTCAGCTTGTAGAAGATGGCTCTTCTTTTCTTGTTAAGGGTGGTCCTGAATGTTATTCTGTTATATTAGCTTCTGTTTATGAAGATGGAATGATAGCAGATAACAATGTTTTAATTGTAGTAAAATTAAATACCGACCTTGATAGGATTATAGAAAATGATAAGGTTACTTTTTATTGCAAAGGAACTGATAAGACATATTCTTATACAACAGTGCTAAATGCAAGAAAAACAATACCTGTTGTTATATCAGAAATGTATGATATTCATTAAGATATTACCGGGAGCATTGCACTCCCGGTATTTTTATTAAGGTTAGACTAATTCACAATCAGCTACATTGACCGCTGCGAATAATTCTCCGTCATGCACAAGTACAACTCTGTCGCCACTTCTTTCTGATACTGTATACTCGTCATACCAAGCCTTAATAGTTGTGCCATCATAATCAGTATCACCAACAAATCTCACTGTGCTACCCTCTTCAATGCCTTCACTGAATGGGATATCTGTAGGCGTATCATCAGAGCTTGCACCGCCGACAAATTCAAGGTTAGCAATATTGACAGCAGCTGTGATTGTTGTGCCGATACCTATAACAATTCTGTCTCCGCTCTCTTCAATTACATCATATTCATCATAATATACCGCAAATCTCACGCCGTCATAATCAATGTTATCAAGCACTCTGACTTTCTTACCGTCACCACGACTTACTGTATCTGTGTTGACATCATTGTCATTGTCATAAATACACTTGATAAGGCTGATGTTATCCTCATCAATAGCAGCAGTAGTTACGCCATCAACACCGATAACAACTCTTCTGCCACTAGCCGATAAGACACTGTACTTATCATAGTAAGTGCCGAATGGCTCGTTATTATCGTACTGAATAGCGTTAATAACCTTAACTGTATCGCCTTTATGATACTTAGTGTCTGGTACTGGCTTATAGTCTGGCACTGTGATGTCTTCAACTACATGGTCTGTACAATAATCAGTATAACAATAGTTCTGGTCTACTGTCTGTCCGTTAATCTGTGTGTCTCTAAGATAATTAACACTTCCACCGAACTGCCACATATCATAATCAACAGCGATGTTAGGGTTATTGCTAGAATACTTAGCAACCCACACAGCATAACCAGCTTCTTTTACTCTTGAAATATCTACATAATTGTTAATGCAGTTCTCATATGAGTATAAGCCGACATTCTTATATCCTGCATTTCTCATTTCATCAAGGAATGCCATAATAATGTCTGTAAGGTCGTTACCAGTAACCATGCCTGCTTCAACATCATAGAACACTGGGTAGCAGAATGATTTACCTGCTAAAAGCTGTGCAAAATATCGGGCTTCATTTACAGCTTCATCAGTGCTTAATGCGTTACCAAAGAAATAGGCTCCTTTGTGGATTCCTGCACTTTCCAACTTGTTATAGCTGCTCTCAAACTCTCTATCTTCGTATAAGCCATCATCAGCACCACCTGCCTTGATAATGGCAAAATCTACACCCTCATTATCCTTTGCGCCTTTGAAATCAAAGTCTCCCTGCCATCTTGATGTGTCAATTCCGAATAACTTACTCATAAATTACCTCCTAAATTTAGAAAAATGTGTATCAAAAAAGCACCTTAGTGGAAACACTGGGGTGCTTGATTGTAAATATTATATTGTTAATGTTATGCGGCACTGCCAACCTTACTAATTGCTCATTCCGCGACTAAACTGCAATAATATTAAATGCACCGGTGCAATTACTAAGGCAGTATCTGAAACTTAACTAAATATAAGTGAGCCTGTAATATAATCACCCTTTTGGAATTCGCTTGTAGCCCATGCTCCTTTATTACCATCTTTTGTATAATATCGAGCAAAAGCATAATGCTGACTTGAAGAGCTATATAACAATGTTGTTCCATAGCCTATCAACTTTGCTCGAACTACACCTGTGGCATCATAAGGAATATAATTGCTTTCCAATATTTTATTAAAGTTAGTAATACCCATATTTTCAAGAACTGTTTCTATGTCATAATATCCTGTAAAATTATTCTGTGTAGAATCTTGTGTTTCAATTTTGGAGGCATAGTATAAAATCCCTGTTTTGGTAGATTTATTATAATAGCAATAATTATAGCCATAACCTTCAAGAGTACCATCTACACTTGCAATATTTTTGCAAAAAGAGTTTTTAACGTCAATATTACTGTTTAGTTGTGTAACTTCATCACGAAGATTGCTAATCATATCATTGTTATTCTTAATACCTGCGTCCATAATATTAAGATTTGTCGCATTCCAGGGAGTACTCTTACTTGGCGATTGTTGCCAGTTTACACGGCTGTACGAAAGAAATCCTGTTAAGCTCATAATTTACCTCCTAAAAAATAAGAGTGCGGGCTTAAACCCACACTCTCTGATGATTTACTCTGTTATTGTTCCTGTTATATCTGTCGTATCTGAATCAATTGTTTGCTGTTCACTCTTTAGCAGCTTATTGACTTCCGATTTAAAATTCTCATAATCAGTATCACATTGCGTCTGATTTGCAAGGTATAATTCCTTGTTAGTGATTGTCTGGCTAATTGTCAGTGAACCAGTTTCCGGTACAGCCGCATACATTGTCATGGCTGATTGACCATTAATCACTGATGTTCCGCTTAAGTTTGTTGTCTTTGTTATACTTAACATATTGTTTTCCTTTCTACCGCTGTGCAGATTTAATACCAATTTTTTTGTGCCCAATCCCATGTAGCTACAGCTACATCGTCAACATATATAGTTAAAACGCTTCCGCTCCAATCAAATGTTACTGGATTGCTCATAGACAAAGCAGGTCGCATATAGTTTTTAAGTGAAGGGTGATATAGCTTAACATTTAAATAGTCATTAAAAACACATTCGCTTCTACTTAATATCCAGTTCGTTCCTGAACCATCATCATTTGACATTTCAATGTAGTGTCCTTGTATCTGTAAAAATGCACCTGTACTGCTTTTTATAAGGTATTCACCACCAATAATAGTAGTGGTCATTGTAATACCTCCGTCAGTTACATTTACATTTTTAAATGTGCCTTCTAAATCAGCATCAACAGCTTTTAGCTTCTTACAGTCTATCGAACCATCTGCTGAAATAGTAGTATTAGTAGATGTAAGCGTGAACAGATTACCATTGATATTAACAGACTTATTACCACTAATATTAATTGTGCCTTTAGCTTTAAGTGTTATATCGTCTGCAATAGCTTCTATGGCAGATTTGAGTTCTCCGCTTGTCGGGTCTTTCTTGATATAAAGGTCAAGACTTGCTGTTGTAGCATAGCTTTTAAGGCTGTCAGTTGTGGCATAACTTTCAAGACTCTTCTTAGTAGCATAATTATTAGAGACTTCCAACTTGATACTATTGCTTTCCTTGGTTATCGCTTGTGTTATAGCGTTGTTCATAGCTTCTGTAGTGCTATAGCCTGTAAGAGCATTCTTTGTTACATAAGTTGTGGAAATTTCACTCTTGATACTATTGCTCTCTGCACTAACTGCCTGTGTAATAGCATTATTCATTTGTGTTGTAGTGCTATAATTGTTCTGAACATTCGTTGTAAGGGTAGATAGGTTTGTACTTATATTGTTTACATCAATTCTTAATGAAGCATTCTGATTAAGAAGATATGTTGTTTCTGTCGCACTGATTTCCACCCAATCATGCGTTCCGTCAGATTTTCTTATAAATCGCCATGCCCTTTGCTGGTCTTTCCAATATACAATAGTCCCAACATACTTCTCATACTCATCTTCTGTATACTCCCATGTGCTATCACTAGGATATCTATCATCGCTTGGATATATCTGTATGCTCCACTCATTAGCAGGGTAGTTATCCTTAGTCGGTGCATGTGCAATCTCATATATCTTATGATTGCCATTAAGCTGATTATCAATATACTGGTATTGATTTGTAACATCAACTGTCAATCCATTTAAGTTCTGTTCAACAGTTGTCAGCTTATTAGATATGTTTGTAACTTCATCTTGGTTAGCTTTCTTCTCAACTACAGTTGTAAGACTTGATATGCTCGATGTGTTAGTGTCCGTTGTCTGTTTAATGCTATTGACAGTATTACTCAAAGTTGTAACAGTGCTACTATCAGCCTTTTTAGAAAGCGTTTCGGTCATTTTGGTTATGTTACTACTATTTTCATCTACTGTCTGCTTAACAGTATTAAATGTAGTAGTATCAACCTTATTACCCATATCAGTTTCAAGGCTGGCTGTTCGTGTTTTAAGACTTGATAATTCACTGTCTGTATTAGTTTTCCATGAACTTATTTCAACATTAAACTTCTTAATTCCTGTAATCTCACCATTGATGTTAATAATGTCCTGTAATGCTTTAGTAACATCACTATCCTTAATCAATACCCATTCATAGTTAGGTGCTTCTAATGTACCTGTATCGGCAAATCTGTATGAATATCCATCTGCACTTGAAGCCGGATTAACTACATAGCAGATATCGCCTATATGCTTCTTTCTCGTGGCATCGTCTGTCCAGTTAACAGCCGGCTCATTATTAAGTGTAGGTATTTCTGTTTTAGTGAATGTCTCAATATTTCCGTCGATTTGACCTTGTAAATCTTCTTGTACCTTATCTAAATATTCTTTTGTCGGTACTTCCTCGGCTAACTTATCCAGAGATAAAGAACCTGTTCCTATGCGTTTTCCATTAATTGTGCCTACTGTAATGTTATCAGCATTAAGATTAGTAACTGTAATCTTGCTTGCGTCAATAATACCAGCTGTCAATTTGTTTGCCGAAAGGCTTTGCACCTTTTCATTGGTTACCGCACCATCTTTGATAAGTGATGTTGTAACAACCTGTCCTTTGACATTCGCAAAATCAATTTGTGCGTACTTTAAATCTGCTATATCCGCCGTTAATGAATTGGCTTTTAATTGCGTAATTTCAGCGTTAGCCGCCTTAAGACTTTCCACATTAGCATTAATGATATCCGCATATGTTGCATCTAGTTTATTTGTTTTAAGGTTGTCAATATTAGCATTAACAGCCTTTAAGGTCTCAATGCTTGCGTATCTGATATCAGCTTCATCAACAGATAGTTTATTGATAAGTGCTTTATTTACAAGTATCAAGTCGGCATAGTACCGTTCCATCTGCTTAGTAATAGGACCAGAAGCAACGCTTGTATTCTCTGTGTCAGATTGACCTATAGATGTAACTGTATCCATAAGTCCGCCGTCACATTCGTGCGTAATCTGCATTATAGGCACTTTGTAATCAATGCCACCCTTGCTGACAGTTATAATGTCACCAACTTCTAGTCGGTAATCACCAACAAACTTAACTGTAAGCGGTCTGAATTGAAAGTCACCTATCTTTTTATAGACTTCATCAAGAATTGTCTGCGTCATAAACGGATTGGCAAAACTAAGTCCTGTCGCTCCGTCACCAGAAGTAATCTGACTTTGTTCTGTGGAACCACTCTTGGTATTGTTGCAAGTCAGCTTCTGTATGATAAAATCCTTGCTTGTTGTAAATGTAACACCCTGCTGATAATACTTATGTCCGTCAAGTACATAACCGCTATCTTTATACCACCTTAATTCAAGGTTTCCGTCAGAATTAATTACCGCATTACAGCCTTGTAGCATAGCCATATAACCGATAATTTCTCTGTAGGTATATCCTTGCGGCTTGTCGTTAATAGTATGTGTTGTGACTATATTTGTCGCTAAAGATGTGCCTAACTTGCCACATATTTCATTAAGAATAGCTTTATCTGTGCTAGGAAATGCCATATCCGAGAAGTAAGGCATATCAGCCTTGTACATTCTGTCGTATGCTTCATAGCTTGTGTATTCTCCGTCACTTGTCTGTTTAGTAACTGTAAATATTCCCAACTGAATATATTGTATTTCTTCATTTACCTTAACACCCTCAAATACAGTAATTTCCTTGTTTTCAAGGCTTACTGTTGGCATATAAATAGAAAAGGTAACACTGCTTGCACAAGTGTTGCCTATCGTGATTTCGTTATTTGGATTTATTATATTTTGATATTTAAAATTGTTAAGCGTTTCAGTATGTTCTTTTCCATCAACAACATACTTGGAATAGTATCTTGCACTATTTCCCTTAACAATTTCTGTCATAGCTGTGTCTAATATCTTCATTCTACACCGCCTTTATTGATTAATTAATGGCTTATCATAAACTCGATTGAGTATAATTTAGCTGGTGTAATTTCTTCGCATTTATCGAATGCGTCCATAGGAAGCATTGTCATGTCAGGTGCTTCAATCTCTTGCTCATTGATTTCCCGCATTTCTTCCTGTAACTTCTTTAAGTTCTCTGATGTAACCTGATACTGATTATCGTTGATAACTGGATTGCCGCTGTCGTCCTTATCTGCATACTTAACCTTAGTATCTTCTATGGTCTGTAATGTTGCCTTGTACAGCTCTTCTAACGCCTTAATATTGCACATAACAGCCATAGCAATTCTGCCTGTAGTCTTGTCGTGCGATATGTTACTTAAGCTCTGGAATCTGTCTATTAACTCACTCGTTTTAAGTTTCATGTGGAACTCTCCTTTATTTCTGAATTAAGCTTAATTTTGCTCCGACTATAAGTCCGTCCTCATTCTTTGCCCTTGTGAGATACGGATATGTCACATCTCCTGTGTATATTGTCATTTCCTTTTGTGCGCCACCTAAGAATAAGACTTGTGCTGTAGGGAATGGGTTGTCTATGTCGCTTACCACATTATCAAGTAATAGTGCCTGTTCGCCTGTTAGCGGCGGTAATTGCAGTTCAATCTTGTCTTTGAGTGCTACAATCGTGCCAACCATTTCTCCATAATCATTTCTTCCTGTATTCTTAGACCATATCTTATTCCTACTGTATGTGTAGCCGTTATATGCCACTGGGAACCTAACTCCCTCAATCACAACTGCGTCAATCAATCAAACCACCCCTTTCAAGGCATTAAAAAAGGAATGCACCATTTCTGATACATTCCTTAATATTTCTATTGCATTAATTCAATTAGTGTTATATAATGTCTGTACTGCTTGTTTAAGCGGTATTGTAACTTTTGGCTGTCAGTTGTCGGGCTGACAGCCTTTTGTTTACCAAAAAATCAGCCCACATCTGTTACACACAAACCTATGTTGTGAATAAGTTCCGCCCTGTTGCTTAATCTTCTCTTTCTTATTAACCAGTGTAAACGGTCTTAAAGGATTCAGATTAACAGTATATCTTGTTTTGGATTTCTGCGGTACAGTTGTTGTAATCTGCGTGTGAGAACAATCCCAACTACTACATCTTGTACAATATACTTCAACCAATCCGTTTTCCGTCGCTCTGTACACTCCTTTGAAGCTGGGATTCAACGGTTGTTGAACTTGTGGCTGTTGCTTTTTCTTTATCCCTATTGCTTCTAGCATTTCAGCTAAATCTTTTTTCACTGACATACATATTTCCTCTACTGTAATTCTAATGTTAATTTCATAAGTTTTTTATTGTCTCCCAGTGGCGTTACTTCTAAATCAACATTGCTTTTATCTTCTAGTATATATATCCTTGCAACTGTAATATTTGTACCTGTCTGTAATTCTCTTGCAATATTATTGTATTCGTCAATGTCAAAACTAACTAACGGATAGTCGAGTTCTTTGCCGTTCTGAAAACATGTAACATTATAATTATATGCAAAGGCTGTGTTATCTTCTGAATTGTTTGCAAAGTCAAAATAAACAACAAGAACTTCTCTGTCATTGCTATCTGTAATTACATCATGCTTAAGATATTTAAGCGTTGTATTATCATATGTAACTGTATCTGTGTTCTGTTCTGTTGTAGCAGCTTGTTTAGTGACATTTATGCCGTCTGCATTGTTATTATTTCCATTTCTGTCAATTACTACTATTAACATTAATATCGAAAATATAATTGCAAAATAAGAACCTAAATGCCTTTGTGACCTATTCCCTTTGCTTTTAGTCAAATCCACAATAGCTAATATAAGTGCTACTGGAATTGTAAAAGTAAAAAGTGCCATAACCGCTGCCACTATGCTAAGTTTACTATCTTTCTTTTTCTGTTTCTTATCTCCCATATTGCGTTACCCCTTTGCTTTTTATATATAGTAAAATAATAACACAATACTTTTATCTTATCAATACGGAAAGGCTGCTTGCCCTGTCATATTAGTATAGTTATTAGCTTTATCTTGTACCATTGTAAACAGCTTATCTGCGTCACCTTGTAATGTTATGTTTACATTGTTGTTAGCTTCTGACATAGCCGCTACAACTGCATTGTAAACCGCTGGATAAACTGCGTTGGCAATACCTGTTGTGATTTCCTGCTGATTGGCTACTGCTGTTCTTCCGTCCATAGTACCAACCATTTCGGGTCCAACTTCGTTTGCGACAAACAATTGTCCTTTGCCTGGGAATCCGCCGTTTGCATACCAATCAATACTGACTTTTGGCACTCTAGGCGGTGCAAGACTAAATTCTCCGTCAATCTTAAAGTGTGGTGTATCAATGTGTGGAAATTCAAGTCCTAAATCATTCCACCACTGCTTAAAGCTGTTCCAAGCGTTCTGTATCTTAGTTTTAAAATCTTCGATAGCCACAGAAATGCGTTGGAGTGCTGGTTTGCTATCCCACCAATCTACAACATCATCCCACTTCCCTTGAATACCTTTTTTAATTCCGTCAGCTAAGTTTTCCCATTTTTCCTTAGTAAACCACGGTTTCACATCATTGCTCCACCAAGAAACAATTGCAAGACTGTTCCACCAACCAACGATTGAATCCCATTTTTCTTGTATTCCTAATTTCATTCCGTCAACAGCGTCAACCCATGTATCTTTTTCAAACCACGGTGCAACATTATTATTCCACCAGCTAACAATAGCTGTATTGCTCCACCAATCTGAAAAACTGTTCCATTTTTCACTTAAAGATGTTTTTATATTGTCTCCCAGTTCTCCCCATTTTTCCTTAGTAAACCACGGTGCAACACTTACAGTCCACCAATTTGCTATATCATCTTTATGCCCGAATGTGATAGTTTCTATCACTCCGTCAATAAAGCTAGGTAAATCTTCAAATGGTGCTTTTATAAGATATGCTAATTGGTCGAACATTGACATATCTATTTTCTCACCTGTTAATTTTTCATTGAGCCAATTGCCTAAATTAAATCCAGCAATAGCAGCTACTATTCCACCTACTATTCCAGCACCTATAGTTAAGCCTATTTCTGTTGCTGTTCCTGCTCCTATAATAGTGCCTATATCTGTTGTAAGTAATCCACCTATTCCTGATATTATACTACCTGTTCCGAATGATTTTAAAGCACCTTTAATACTTGTCCCTATTACTGTAACAAGTTTCTTTTTCAAAACACTTCCTAAGCCTGTAAATTTTAATGCTGCTATAGCCGTTATTAAGGTTGTTTCGATTGGTGCTGCCGTAAATGAACCACTCCATAATTCGATAGCTGCTTTAATGGCTTGCCATAACACATTGCCAAGGCTTGAAAATATTTCAAGCCAATTAAGTCCAGCTAAATACTCTCCTATATTATGTCCAATTGTATACCAAGGAACATCATCTATAGCCTTTGCAAACCAATTAAAAATTCCTGTCACAAGGTTAGATGTATCTTGTCCTGCTGCATAGAAATCCCCGATTGCAAAATCTTTAAATATCTTCCTAACAGGTTCAAGTGCTTTCTCTATCTTATCAGCCCAAGCAACTGCTGAATTTTCCATATTGGCAAATGCTTTATTCCATGCCGCTTCATAATCAGCCGCCGCCTTAGTAATATCATCTGTCAAATCAATAGTGCTACCGCCACCACCGCTTGAGCCTTTGCTTGAGCTTGTATCGTCCTGCAATTTATTAATTTCATCAAATCCCATAAGGGATAATGTAGCTTTCTTAGCCGAATCAGCTACATCTTGGTAGCCGTCTGAAATATCTTCTAAGCCATCTGATGTGTCTTTATAACCACTTTGTCCGAAGCTCTCAAAGTCAATCTTAACGCCCATTAAAGAAGCAAGGTTGACTAATAATCTTTTGATTGCAATAGTAACGCCGTTTACAACTGGCATAACCTTTGAAAGAATTGGGATAAATAGCTGTCCTGCTACCATTCCTACCTCTTTCATATTGTTACTGAACTGGCGTAACATATTACTTGGGGAGTTGATTGTCAAATTTGTTATCGTATAGGCTCTTTATCCTATACTTCTTATAGTTTCCTATAAGTTCAGAGTACATTATCACCCACGTTTTTGCGTTTGGTTTGGTGGTAGCCACTTCCACCTCATACTGCCCTATATGCAGTAGTGTCGGACACTCTTGGGAATATTATATTTATTCAATTCCTACTCGTTACGATACTCAATAGCCTGTTCGTAATCTATTGAGTTATCTCGGTATTAGCATAATTTTCAACTTTAATCCAATAAAATCCTCTGCATTTATTTCCTGTCTTGATAGCCTTGTGAATCTGTTTATGTACTTCGTCGGGTTCATTCATATATCTAGCCGCTTCCGTGCAATTATTGAAGTGATTCACGATTTTTCTATCATTATCAAGTTGGTAAATGCCCTTTCCCTCTCTTATACCATTATACTTATAATCTTTGTTTGGATTGTATTCATCATCATATATCCATACATAATTGTTTGCCGTTCCATATTTGCCGCTTAGGCAAAAAGATATGCTTGTTCTTGATGTTGATGTTTCTTGACTTGCTTGTGTTAATGAATCAAAAATGTTAAGAACAAACCCCTCTTTATCAAGTTGCATTACAGCGTGCTTCCTTACACTTGCTTTCTTTGAATAAGAAGCAATCTTTTTAGGGATATTTTCACCAACTTTATAGCGCCACATATATTCACCCGAACGGCTTACTATGCCTTTTGCACAATCGGATATGTCATGTCTTTGTAAACCTGTTACAACACTTGCGTGTGATGAGCTTATATACTCGTCAATATAATTCCCATTAAGGTCATATTGAAGAACTGGCTTTGAATTCCAAGATGTTCCACCCTCGCCGCCAAGTGTGATATTGTATCCGTTTGAGTTTGGGAATGATATACAAGAATTGCACTTCTTAATCCATTGTATTTCTTTTTCTCTGATTTCAGAATCACTATCTGCTTTATCAACTATTTCCCATTCAAAGTTATCAATACCATACTTCTTTAATGCATTGTGAAAAGGTAAGCCATTGTTTATATCGTCAATGTGCTGTTTCTTTCTTTTTTCAAGATTATAAGTCTTTCCAATGTATATTTTACCATTGATTTTATTAGTTACTTTGTATATAATATAAGTTTTATTCATACTTATATTATACCATAAATTGCTCGTTTTGAAAACTTTAGCCTTTACCGATTTTGCCCGATTGCCATAAGATATTTCTATTCTTATGCAACACTTGGAAGATAAGCTATGTCATTAACTTTCTTCCGTCTATTGGCTAAATCACCCCAAGATACTTTTGATTGGTCTAATATTGCCAACACTCTTAACTGCTGTTTTTCCATCTGTGTCATTTCTGATACAGACTTAGAAATGCCTAAGTTGTAAGCATATGTCGCTAATGTAGCGTTAGTAATATCAATACCATACTTATACAATGCTCTCGATTGACCGATTAAGCCACTTTGTAAGTTCTGTGCAACCGTTGAATAGTCCACATTAAAAAGTGAGCTTATATCGCCTGCAAGCATTGTCATTGACTTTGTTATTGCTGTTGTTGCTTCACCCGTCTGTCCTAGTGAGTTAGTGACAGAGGCTAACTGTGAAGCGTACTGTGTTATCTCTTGTATGTTAAGTCCTAAGTTCTTTGCTCCACTTTCTTCAAACAAACCGCCTTGAACATTGACTTTTAAGCCTGATAGTTTTCCAAGAGTATCATTTACTCTACTTTGAAAACTTTCTGCATATGCTGTTGCGTTATCATAGCCGTACTTTTCGTAATCTTTATCCCATTCCGAGCCAATCTTGCCAAATGCAACCGCTTGATAGTTGAACGCCTCAATGTAATCTGTTGTTGACTTGATGGCTTCTATAAGTTTCTTACTGCCACGAATTACCATAAAATAAGTGGCATAAAACTTGCCTATTGCACTTGCCAAGTTCCAACTGCTTTTAGTTGCTGTCCTAGTGCTTGTAGAAACGCCATACAGCGACTTTTGAAGTGAGTTTGAAGAAGTACCCACCTTGCTACCTTGACTAGCAAGATTAGCCAATGCGTTAGTCATTTGAATAACATTTTGACTTACTGTTGGTGCTCTTGATAGCGTTGTCATTAAGCCATTTAAAGCATTACCTAGCTTTGGAATGTTTACAACGGCGTTTTCAATACTCTTACTGCCTAGCTTACCAAGTGACTTTGCAAGTTCTGTGACTTGTGTTGCATTTTGCGGAATAGCTGATATGCTTGCAACTGCCTTTGTGACAGCTTGAAGTGATGTAGCTGTGTTAGTTAGTGCAACTGAATCAACAGAACCTATCTTTGTGATATTCTTGGCAAGCCTTGTAAAATCTGCTGTTCCTGCGTTCATATTCTGCATAGCAGAACCTAACTGACTAACACCACTCGCAAGACCGCTTAATGATGAACCATTCACAGTCGCAAGTGATATTGACAGCCTTGTAAGCTGATCTATCAGGTTATCAACAGAATTGATAGCTTTAGTGGTAGTACCAGTAATTTTAACCTCTAAACTGTCTAATTCCACGCTTTACCCCCCTTTTTATAGGATTGTTGGCGGTAATCCTTTCTTTTCAGCTCGTGCCGCCCATTTCTGTTCATTGAGTAACATTCGCTGTAACTCTTTATCGTAGGTATCTTCTTCGCTTTCTTCCGTTTTTTCTGATAAAATAGCCTGCTTCGGATATTCAATGTGTGTATCTTTACTAAATGCCGCACCAATGCCGCAAGAAATAGCCGGTATTGCATAGACAAAAAACCAGTTATACATTTCTGCATCTCGATTTTGTCTATCAATCTTTTTGCCTTTTGCGTATAGTAATAATTTTGTAGGTGTCATTCTTAGAAAGTCTGAATAACTAACGCCTAGTGAACTGGCTAAGACAAAGTATTCTTCCCAGATTATTTTGTGGAAGTCTGCTTTTTCTTGTGGTCCTGTGGAACTACTGTCGGCTTCTTCTGTTCCTGTGTCGCTTCTTCCACATTGTTCGCCATTTCCTCTAACATCGTTGTTATCCCTGACAGCTCGAAAAAACCATCATCTTCCATCGCTTTCTTGATTTCTTCAAACAACGTTCTATATCCGTAACTCTTATCTGTCTTTCTTTTCTCTGTAATATATGCCCTAGTGAGTTCCTTTGCTTCATCCATAGTTACTGGGTTATTGTCAATACAGCCTGCATAAATGGCGGTAATGCAAATCTCTGGCACATCTGCTGTCATATTTGCTAATCCATCAAAGGAAGCCTGTGCAACGCTTTTATCTGTCTGTGCAAGTAAGTAAGAACCATTAACGACAGAAAACATTTTCTGCACTATTTCTTTGTGCTCTGCCGCACCAAAAGAGAACTCAACTTTGTATTCTTTTCCGTTTACATTAATATTCATCATATTTTCCCTTTCCCCCTATGCTTTAACATAGGAAAGGGGCAGTCCGTAGACCGCCCTTTCAATCAATTGTTATTCTGTTACATCATCAAGATATGATGCGTAGTCGGCTGTTTTGGCGTTTGTGCCACCAATCGACACAGCCTTTGATTTAGTCGATTGGCTTATCATTCCCCCACCTTTGTTACTGTGAATGTGCCACCAGTGCCTTCAACAACTTGAAGCTTGTCTGTGCATTCGATAGGTGAAGTGTTAGGAACTGCTGTTACTGTCATTTCAAGTACCGAATCAGTACCAGAAACATCATTAGGTGTCGCTGTTACCTGTCCGACAAATGCGTACTTAGCAACCGCACCTAATCCGTCAGAACCATATAACTGAATAATGTCTAACTGCTTACCTTCTGCTTTGATTAAGTCCTGCAAATAAGCCTTCTCAAGGTTTCCTGTGTAAGTCTTAGCGTCAGATGTTTTGATACCCATTAAGAATGTCTGTGAATCATCTTCAAATGTTGTGCTTTCAACTGTGTTAGGTGCTGATACTGGTGCTGAAATCGACTTAGCCGCAACCATTAACTTGTATGAGCCTGCAAAACCATCTTCGCTATGTTCCTTGTAGATAACCCTAGCTTTATAACTTGTACTTGCCATTGCCTTGTCTACCTCCTAAAAATTTGCAAAAAAATAAGAGCATTTCTGCTCTTTGTTACATTAATCTGTCATTTGCCGCTATCATTCTTCTGAATCTAGCGGTACTCTTATGTACTTTATTGCTGATTGAAAATTCTGGCATTGCGTTACCTTGAAATCTCATTGTCTTGAATGTATCTGTAATTACTGCCATAACCTTGCGACAATCAGATTTGCTTGTGTTAGTGGTGACATCTACTTGAAATGTCGCTAACAATGCGTTAACTGTCTGTCCATCAAGTGTTTGTCCTTGTTCAACTGCTGGCAGTAAATGAATGTATACTGTCGGGAATACTGCTTGACCGCTGTTTTCCCCCTCATTGGTTATGACTATCTTTGGATATGTTTTTTTAAGCTGTGCTAGGGTTTTAGCCTTGACAAGTGCTGTGACTGTGTTTTCAAGGTCTGTCGCCCAATCGTTTGCATTTGCCATTAACTAAACACCTCTCTTGCTATCTGCTTATACTGATTAACAATCTCCATTGTGGCGTTGTACATAGGCATTGTAGCTTTAACGCCGTGTGTGTAGTGCCATTGATTATCATTGCCTAAGTAGTACCAGCCATCTTCAAATGCGTGTATCTGCCCTGGGTATGTTCCTACTCCCAAGCCGAAATCATTAGCTTTCGGATTCTCGTTACCGCTGTTGTAATAAATACCAGCACCAAATTCAATCGCTAATAGCGTGTAAAATGGCTCTCTATCTTCTACTTCAACAGTTTTACCGGTAGCAATTAAAATAGCTTGGTAGCCATCTTGAATAGGCTTTTTGTCAACTCTCAATGTTACTGTCCTACCTAATGGGCTTTCATTAACGCTCATAATTGCCGCTTTGTCGCCTAATTCTGCTAATCGTTCGACAAGCAATCCACATTTATACTGTAAACTCTGCTTATACTGTTGTAGCTGTCTGATAGCTTCATTTACGGACTTTTCAGACAAGGATATATTAATTGTATGTCTTGCCATAGATGCACCTACTTTACAACTGCTTTAAGCATATACTTAGTTGAATATAATGCTGGCTTAATGCCTACAATCGTGAAGTCTGCTGATGTTTCATCAACAAGTCCATCAGATGTGTATGTAGGCTTGCTATCAAGCCAGATAAGGTCGCCTTTTTGAATAGGCAACACATTCCTATCTGTCAGCAAAATAGCGTCAAAATCAGCGGTATCAAAGCCGTATTCCTTGCTTTGTGCTTCTCCACCGCTGAAAGCTATGTTTGCTTTGAAGTCAACTGGCTCTGAAAAGCCTGTTTTTTCTTCAAGAACTTTAGGTATCTTATTTCCCTCATCATCAAGATAAGGAATGAAGTTACCCTCTGTGTCGGTATATCCCTCATAAAGGATATTGCCGTCATCATCTCTTTCATAAATAGTTACTGTCTGCCCTTGAAGTGAATACTTCATAGCCTGCTTATTAATGTCAAGCATTGTTCTTTACCTGCTTATAAATCTGATTAACGCCTGTACTTGATAATCCGGACACAATTCCTACTGCGATTGCATTAAGAATGTCATTTGCCGGAAAGTCCGGTATTACATACATACCTATAATGCCTAAGATACCGCCTGCAACGCCTACGATTATAGGAATGTAATTATCCTTAATGTGTGGGATTGCTTTAACTCCTAAGCCTATCAGATATGTAATTACAACGATTGCTACAACTGTTGTTACCGATGTTATATCCATTCTGCTATACCTCCTTATCTTCATTAAGTCGTGCTTCCAATCCGTCTATTCGGTGGTGTGCCGACTTTACACTTTCCTCAACCTTAATAATCCTGTTATCGTGAGAATTAAGTTCTTTTCTCATTTCTGTAACTTCATTCTTTATCTCTGTTGTGTTGCTTGATATTGTGTCAAGTTTCATATTTATGCGTGTATTTTCCTTTACACGCTCTGTAAGTTCTGCATTGTCAGACTTTTTGTTGTTCTTAAGATTAAATCCCAACGTAAACAGTCCGAAAAAGGCGGAAAAAGCAACTGAAATAATGCTTATAATTACTGCTATTGGCATTGATATACCGCCTTTCATAATTAATAATGGCACACCGCCCACCACCCTTAATGTGTGCCGCCTGCTACCATTTGGTAACGCACAATCTTCTTTAATATTCTGTAATGCCCTATAGGCGTTATAATACTTTAGCAAACGGAAATACCCCGACAAACAAGCTATCTCTATTTCTCCAAGTTCTGTTGACACCACCCTCATTCATACTCGCCATGTAGTTCTCACCAGCTTGTGAATGGTCGTAGACAGCCAGATTAACAATAACATTCTCAAATTTCTTCAAATCTTCGGTTATCATTTCATCTGTGTAGCTGTCGGGGTAATTTCTTCTTGCTTTTACATCTTCTGTAGCCTGTTTAATGAGTTGCTCGATTATCGGATTATCTTCTTTGCTATCGAACACGACCACATCAGATGTTGTTTCATCATCATTTGTGACTGTATCAATATGAAATTGTTTAAGTCTGATTTTAGTTTGTTCTAATGTAGTGTATTCCATAATTTCAGCCCCTATAACCCTAATTTCTCAATTAACAGTTCTTTAAGTTCTGCTCCTGTAAGCTCCATTGCGTTCTCAATACCTTGTTCTAAGGCAAGTGTCTGCAAGTCCGCTGTTGGCATACGCTTAATAGCTGTCTTTGTGTAATCGCTTGTAGGTTGAGCAGGGAACTTGTCCTGCTCTTCCTCATATTTAAGCTCATCTCCATAAACAGCTTCCTGTCTTACATTATCTGCTGTTACTTCTTCGCTCTGCTTTGCGGCGTTGATTTTATGTCGTCTTAATAACATATAAACACCTCTTACTTTCTGAACTTAGCAAGAACAACCTTTGAATCGTTGCTTAAGACTGCTGTGTAATGCTCGTCGCCAGAGATAACAGTTGTCTTTGCAAGAATATCTCTGTCTGATTCAATCTCAACGCTTCTCTTCATATAGATTGTAAGTGCGTTCTCTTCCTCTGATACGCCATCTGCACCTGCTTCCTCGTTAGGGTCTTCTGCTGATACGATAACAATAGGACAAGCATAATATTCTGTTGTAACAGCCTTTAACTTGCTACCTACCTTAATTTCCTTGCCCTTTGGCTTGAGTGTATGTGCAAGTGCTGTATCAAGATGAACATTAGTTTTATCCTCGCTTGTTGTGTCAGCTACAACATTGATTGTTCCTGTTGAATCGTCAAGCTCATACTTAACCAGCTTAACTTTCTTAGACTTAACAACCTGTGCTCCTGCGATAGAACCGATAGTGCCATTCATAATTACATTAAGTGGGTACTTGTCATTGCTCTTAAAATCATCGTCATTAAGTAATGTGGCTTCCTGTGCTGGGTTAATGAATAATATCTTTGTAAGTGATGAATCCGATTCATCATCAAATTTGCTATTAGCTGCTACAACTGCTGAATAGCTGATAGGCGCTGCTGTTCCATCGTAATCAATAGGTGCTGTGCAAAGTGCGTCATAGCTGTCATTATCAACCTTTGCAGCAATTGACATAGCAATCTGATTGATAGCTGTGCCAAGTGGGTCGCCATAACCAGATAACACTGATTCATCTGTAAGCTCTACAGCCTTACCTGCTTTCTTAACCTTTGCTTCTGTTGTAGATGTTGTAAGTACTGTTGTACCCATAGCAACACCTTCTGCAACGTCCTCTGCGTCACCAATATAAGCATACTTTGGCACAACGATTGTGCTTCCCGGTCTGCCTACAAGTGTTGTATCAACTCTTGCGATAGGTGAGAACTTAATCTTCTTTGGTAACTTAGCTGATACCATATCAGCCATTACCTGTGGGTCTACTAAATTTGCTAACTTAGTCTGTGGCATAGTTTATTTACCTCCATTTTCTACTCTGTGAACTTCTTATAAAGTTCTGGATTCTTATTTTTGAACTCCACTCTTTCGTGGTAATTCATCTTGTTAAACTGTTCCTGTGTTATCGTGCTTTCTTCTCCACCGCCTGCATTAATAGCCGGTCTTGATTTAAGCCACTCTGCCTTAGCTTCTTTAACCTGTCTTTGCACTTCATTAGCAATTACAGTTGCTATAAGGCTATGGTCTGCGTCTGCAACCGCCTCAATCAAAGAATCAATATCCTTTCCATCGCCTATAACTTTCTGATAAGCATTGACAGCTTTCATATGATTAAGCTCTTTGCTCATGTTCTCGAACTTTTCAGCCTGCAATTTTTCAGCTTCTGCCTTTGCTTCCGCTTCCTGTTCTTCTGCTGTCTGCTTTGAACGAAGTTCTTTCTTGTACTTAGCTGCTTCTGAACTAGCTTTATCGGAAGCGTTCTTATACTTCTCTTTTTCAGCTCTTTCACTAGCAAGCTGTGCCATAAGTTCTTCTACGCTAGGTGTCTGTTCTTCGTTCTGTGGCTCATTATTAGTTGTTGGTTCTGTTGTTGTGTTAGTTACATCTGCCATAATTTCTTTACCTCTGCTTTCTGCGTTTTTGTTGTTCTCTCAACTTCTTGCGATATTTGTATTGCCCTTTCTCTAGGGCATATAAAAAGCCACAAGGCATTTTCTACCTTGTGGCTCAATATCAATTATTTATCTGTTCTGCTCTTATCTATAACTGGACTATTTTCTGTCTGGTCTGATAAGTCTTGCATTGTGCGGTCTTTGTTAGGTGGTTGTTCACCATCTCCACCCTCTGCTTGGTTCTGTGTATCTTTGTTGATTATACTGTCTTGATATGCCTTAACCATTTCTCCGCTTCTCGCTACAACATCGTTAGGGTCATCAAAGAATGGAATTGCATCAACTGTATCTTTAAGGCTAAATCCGTGGCTTATTAATGTCGCCATAGCATTAACCTTGGTTGACATTTCATAAGTTTTTTGCCGCTTAATGTTAGGTTTTACATCTCTTGCCCTTAATTTAAGTAACGGATTGCTGCTGTTAACATTGTTTGACAACTTGATAGCCGCAAGAACAACTTTTATTTCTTCCATTTTGCAGCCATCTGTAATTAATTGCTGTTTTGCCGCTGCTGTTTCAGCCTGTGACCAGCCTGTTGCATCTGACATTGCAACTCCTGTACTGCCGCCGCTATTATCATTTCGCTGTGGCACATTACATTTCTGCAAGATTATCTGTCGCCTTGATTGGATATTATTAAGCATACCTGTGTAATCATAATTAATTGCAAGTGGTTCAACTATTGGAGTTTTGCCATCTGCTGATGTGTAGGTCTGCATCCATTCTCCAGATTTTGGTTTCCTTACTTTTTCAGTAATGCGTTGTGTTCCATCTTTATCAACTGTTGTTTCCTGTTCAACTGGGAAATCGACATCATTTGTGTGCCATACTGCCTGCGTGTTCTGTTCAACATCATTTGTAAAATCTGAAATGAGTAGGTTTAAGTTATCCATTTCAGATATTTGCCGTTCAAAACAACCCATTCTATCAAATGACCTTGTGTATTCAATGATAGGGATTTTATGTAATGGATTCTCTTCTCCACTTCTCTCTAAAAATCCCCATTTTGTTTTTCCTTTATTTTTTCCGTTAGTAATTTTTATTCCGTCGGTAATTTCATATCTCGTATCTTTGGTAAAACAAGTGTAATATCTTGTACCGCTATGTTTGTCTTTAATATAAGTGCCTGCAAGAATAACCCTCTTGTCACTATAAGCTGTTGACCTTACAATAAATGTTGTTCTTGGGTCTAATACATTATATGTGAAATAGCTTTCCCCATCCTCATATTCCGTATTCACATCAATAAGGACATAGCCAACACCGCCGATTTCAACATATCTCGCAAGTTCCTGTTGCTTCTGCCTTGCATTCTGTGATTCGTAGCAACTGTTTAATTCTGCTATAGCTTTTGTAAGGTTAGAATCCTCATTGTCGCCATTTTGAACTAGCGTTATAGGATTTCCCCACTTAAAACCTAAATTAAACTCTGTGACCTCGTTAGCCACATTATCACAGCACTCACAGTCAATGTCTGGTCTGTAAGTCTTTGGATTCTTCCTAACTATTGGCTGTATTCCTGCGTCATAATCAAGAAGAAACTGTATTCTGTTAGAATTAATATCATGTTCCAAAATTGCTTCACGCAAAATTGGTATTATATTGTCAGACGTTATTTCTTTCGCACCTGTATAAATAGCAATTCTTCCTGTCTGCATTGTCTACACCTCTAATAAAATGTCATACCGCTCGAACTTCTGCTTTGTGGTATTTCCTTAATCTGAAAATCATCATCATCGTTAGGCACATACCATATCCATTTGTGGCAATGCTTGCACGCTAATTTATGTGTTCTTGTGTCTTTGCTGTCTGCCTTAGTTAAGAATTTGTGGCAGTTCGGACACATAATTGATTTATCTTTATTCATATTTCTACCTCATTGCATAACAAAAACACCGCTACAATTAAGTAACGGTGCCTCCGATAAGGAATATATTTATGAAAAACAGCTCTGTAATTTCTTACAGATACAGTATATCATTAGCGCAATATGACATTCTATGACATCTTTAAATATGTGTTGCCATATTTTTCTTCAAATGCCTTAAGAGCTTTTCCATGAAGTCTGATAATTTGTCTCCATGAATATTTCATTTCTGTAGCGATAACCTCAAAAGTTTTCTTTTCGATATATCTTGAAAATAGAATATTATAGTAATCTTCATTCTCTATGCTGTCTATTTGCCCTATAATCAAGTTTTTCTTTTCAATGTATTCATCTATCATATTATCAAGATTGCGCTCCATTTCGTCAATTTTGGCGTATGTAGAGCCTATTTTATCTGGGTCAGATGATGATATTACCTTTTCTTCGTTTCCAATAGCCGATATGCTGCAAGAAAGTTCTCTAAGCTGTGTTATTTCTGTCAGCTTATTGTTTATCATTCTATTAAGTCTGCTTATTTGATTCAAATAGTCCTTAGTTGTCATATAAACCCTCCTCTTATATCGGACTTGATATTATTACTGTCTGCTTTATCCTATTTCCTTTTGTCATTCTTAATGCAAAGTTTGAGAAAACATCTGGAACATCATCTAATTGTTTCTTGCCTGATACCGAATACTGCTTTAATAATGACACCATCACTCCGTATGGCTCATTAGGCTTATAAAGTGATGCATCTTTAAAAATAATATGTTGCAATATCCAGTTGGAACATTGAAATATTCTTGCTTCCTTATTTGTCTCTGTCGGTACATCAGTGATGTTGCATATCCACCCTTTATTTTCAACTCGTTTATTAACTTCCATAGCCACTCTGTCACCACCGGCATTACGTTCAAACTCACACTCTTGTACCTGATTGTTGACTAATATGTTTGACGCATTTTCATACTGCATTTCATAGTCTGCCGTATTATCGCACACGCAATCAACGCAGTAATAGTCGCCCCCATATTTTTGAAGCACAGGCATAACAAAATAGTCTGTTCCTTTGCCTTTAGTATCACATTGAGCTGTAACAATTTCTGGCTCGCCATGTGGCAAATTAAGGTATCTACGTATTTTGTCGTCAGGAAACAATAATCCCTCACGCTCGATAGGCTCCTGTTTGTATAAACACCTGTAAGAAATTTCATCCATTAAAAGCTGTTGGTCGGCAAAAAACTCTTTTGTGAATCCGCTATACTCATAATCAAAATTGCTCTCACCTGTTACCGGATCTACATCTGGCACAGCAATAGTCTTAACTCTTTTATTTCCTGCGTACATATTCTGTATTCTTCCGATAACATCATGTACGCTCCAACGTGTAGCAATATGTATCTCTTTGCAATTATGTCCGTCTGTATCTTGGATTTTTCTTTGTCTAGCATCTACCGCATATTTATCCCACAGCTTATCAAGTACCATAGGATTAAGTGCTTCTTCAATGCCACCTATCATATCATCTACAAGCAAAAATTTACTCGCACGAACTTTACCAGCATTTTTACTTCCAACAGATGTACATTGTACGCTTGGAAACGGCTTATACTTACCTATGTTAAACTGTTCTAACTTTGCATTAGTGCTTGTAACTGTAAGATTAGGAAAGATTTCGTTCCACGCATATTCATCAGCATTTGTAACAATATCATATACGCCATCATAGTACATTCGTGTAATGTCGCCGGAATGGGAGTAAAAGAGGCAAAAATCATTAGGAAACCAGCCAGCTACTAAAGCGTTAAACATTTTTTCAATAGTTGTTTTGCCTGCTCCAGGTATTAATGACACACACAATATATCGTATTTATCATCAATCATGCCCTGCAAAGCTTCTATTAACCCCATTTTTAAGAATTGTTTGCGACGTGGCATATAGAAACGCTCTTTAGGCTCTCTTTTCTTTTCGAGATACCTAAATCCGCTATCAACAACTTTGTTTTGTGCTTCAATCAGTAAAATATCATAAAACCAATTAATCAGCTCATATTCCGTTTTATTTGCAAACGCATACTTTTCTAAATCCCATATCGTTCCGCCTGTCTTGTCCTTACAGAAACGCTCTATAATGTCTTTTGCCCTTTCTGTAAGTTGTAGTCCATACTTAATATCTTTCTCGCCGTTTATGGCTACACTGCAAGCGTCTACATAGGCATTAATCACCTGTTCATCTATCCCGTTTTTCTCTATGTAATTTTCATATCCATTAACTGCGGAAATAAGGCTCTGACTAGCCATAAGAAAAGCACCTCCACTTTTCAGCAAAGGTGCTTATAGACCTCTGCCTATAACTGTTTTAGGGTAGCGACTACAATCAATCTGTAGCCGGTATTTTTATTTACATTCTAGGGAAATAATAAAAATTCCATCCGTTTTTTATCTTTTGTTCTCTACACCAAAGCAAATACTCATTAAGTTTTCTATTAAAATCCATATTTGCACTGTATTCATCCCAAGCCTTTTGATTTATTTTGAGCCTTTTTCCTGTTATGATGTGGTCAATTAGAAAATATACACCCAAGAATAAAAATGCGGCTCCTGCTATCGCAAGCATTACTATTATTTGCATTTTCAAACACTCCTAACAATTTATTTTGATACCCTCTGTTAATATGGCAGTTTTATCCTCATTCAAAATTACATTTCCGTTTTCATCTGTTTTATGCCATTGTGCATTAACTTTAATCATTGGACTTTGCTTTGTATGAGCGATAAAATGCAATTCTATATCGGTACATCTTACTTTTTTGCCGTCAATAAACACTTGTGCAGTTTTGCCATCGGATATTATCTTAATTTTCTCATTCATTCCTCATAAACTTCCTTGCTTCCTCCATTATTTTAGAATCCCTAGCAGAAGTCATTTCAATATGGCTTTGTGGCAGTCTGCCAAACTTTTCCAAAGCATATTTTTCTACTTCTTCTCTTGAAATATCTATACCAAAATTTCTCAATGCTTCTTTAGATGGCGATTGATACTCCGATGAAGGGTTATCAATGTTGTTCATTCCTCACAGGCCTCCATCTTTGTCAATAATTCCCTTATCTGTTTCTTTAGTCTCTTCTCTGTTGCATTAAAATCCGCAAGCCTTACAAAATCTTCGTTTTCCTTAGCTTCTTCAAACGCTGAACAGAGTCCATTGTTTTTGTATCTATATACCGGTATCGCATATATATCACTCATTCCTCATAAACCTCTCAAAATCTTTTCTGCACTTAGGGCATAAATCAAAGTCATCAATACTCTTATATGCATTTTTGTTACATAATAATCCACCGATTCGATATACTTTTCTTGATATAATGCTTCTTTCAGAGAAGCTAATTTCCGCACCGCACCTGTCGCAAGCGTACCATTCTTTTTGATGTTTCATTCTTTCACTGCCTATTCTATACGCTTAAATGTTCGCTACAATCATTGTCAAAAGAAATATAATACTTAAAAACCCCACTTCTGCGACTTCTCTAATATTTTTGGATTTCTTTATGAGCCATAACGATAAGAGATAGTAAATAAACAATGCTATTTTGCACAATATCATTCTTTCACCAACTTTCTACCACAGATAGGGCAATAAGATATTTTCATCACCATTTCAACATTCATCTCTTTACTGCAACACACCGCAAAAGACGGACATTTATTCAAGTCGCATGTAATTACAGGTTTATTTGATAACTTATCAATCTTAAATTTGCCATAATGTGTTATGACAGGAAATTTTCCCTCGCAAAACTTACACATATTACACCTCAATACCATATTCTTTGAAATAGTTTTCAATATCTTTAGGTATCTCAACGCCTAGTTCTTTTGCCCTTTTAAATGCTTTTATTTTTTCATTTGTAGGCATATTAACAGTTCTAAACCATTGGTCTATGTCAATATGTCCATGTTCTAAGCTATTATTAAAATCTGTGCATTCATAAGCTCTTTTAATACATTTGTCTTGTGGATAAATAATATGTGTTTTTATATCCATGTTGGTTGTACAGTCTATCCCGGAACTATATTTTGCACATTTTCCTCTGTATTCGCATATATCGCACTCTGTATCTTTTTCTCTATATTTTCTTGGCTTGTATTTCTTAAAATCCTTGCACTCACAGTCAAGTGATGTATCATTTCCTTTTTGGCAATTATAAACCGGATATTCTTCTCCTGTTTCTTCATCAAAATCAAAATCTTCATCACAATATTTGCAAATTGAGCAATCTTTCATATCACACCTCAAATCTTCGTAAATATATCCAAATCATAGTTATCTCTGATATAGTCAACAACTTCTTGTAATTTCCCCCTTACAAATTCATCATTAGCAATATCTGGGTGCGCGTAAAACATACAACTGTCTTTCTTTCCGTCTGCTTTATATTTACGATAGTTAAATGTCATCATAAACAATGGTATTCTTGTTAAATTCTTTGTCTTGCGTCTTATCCAGCGATTAACAATTCTCTCAATCATCATTCTTCCCCCATAAATTATCTGGTAATTCTTCGCCGCCATAAATCTTGTTAGCATATTTCTTAAATGTCGGCACGCTACAGCCTGCTACTTTTGCCGCCTTTACTTGTGAAGCCTGCCCCGATATGTATAAGTTAATTGCTTCATAGAATTTATCTTTGTTTAGTGGATGTACGCCCATAGCCATAATAATCACTCCTTATTTCAAATATTTCTGTGCTAAGTTTTCTCTTATCATTCCAGACATGAAATGCTGCAAGCTCTTAGTTACTTCTTTGCCATTAATCTTGTATTTTGTCTGTAAGTAATAATCTATTAACTCTTTGTAGTAATCATCAAATCCATAAGCAGAATTATCACTCATATAATTACCAACTGGCTCAAAGTAATTAATAACTATCTTTGTCAAAGCCTGTTCTGTAATGCGTATATGGCTCATATTTAAAGTTTTATTGTATTGCTCAAGGAAATAGTCAATAATATGCTTTAACTCCTCTATTCGCCAATCTGACGGCTCGCAATCTGCAAATTCAACAGCAATGTTTTTAATTGCATCAGATTTGCTTTCGCCTTTTTCAACTGAAAAAGCATATATATCTCCTCTTGAAGAATCTTTAGATTCTGAAAGAGCATATTTATTTTCTGTAATATAATCTCTGTCTATATTCTCTGTAGTAATCTCTGGTAATGGTCTGTCGTTTTGTCCTTCTCGACAGGTCATTTTGTCCTGTCGGTCTGTCATATTGTCCTGTCGGTCTGTCATATTGTCCTGTTGATTTGTCATTCTGTTCTTATCGGAATTAAATTTATCTACAAGTTCCTGTAATTGCTTAACATTTATTGTGTACCACTTTGTTTTATCAATACCCAATTTGTTATAATTAGCAGATACAACAACTCCTTTATTTTCAAGCCTTGTGAATGTTCTCTGTATCGTTTTTTCACTCCAATACGGAAAATCTTTAGCTTTCCAATCGCTGTATGAGTTATATACCCAATATCTATCGTCAATAAAATTCTTATCAGCCTTTTTATTAATCTCTAGCCAATAATTTAACTGATTAAGTACTATTGCTTCGTTTAAATCACCTAAAACAAGTGCTAAATCAGTGTTTACAATAAGTGTTTTTGATTTGTCAATAAATAATTCTTTAAAATTCATAAATTACCTCCTGTGAAAGATAACAGCACTCCGCTTGTGCTTAATCTGTGAATAATAAAAACAACAAACAGGCAGTCACAGTTCTGCTTTTCGGTAGCTAACCTAGTTTGTTGTAATCGGATAGACAGGACTTGAACCTGTGACTACTTGAATAAATCAAGCGTTACTCCCAACTGAACTACTATCCGTTGTACAGTTTCTTGTGTTGGAAAGTATTTATGGCACTTCATTACGCTATCTGCCATCCTGTTCGCAAATCAACCAACGCAAACATTTTAATTATTTCAGCAGGGACTACTGCAACGCCTGCTTATTCGGGAATGACCCGACCGCTTGATGTGGTGTGGATTTGAACCACACATGAGATTCCGTCAGTTAGTCTGCACCTACGAATAGGGATAGATGGATTTTTATTTTCTAACGGATTTATAGGTGTGATTGCTTACAGCTATTTACCAGACTTGTTCTAGCAATCCTTGTTGCACACCTTTCTCTTAACCACCGGTTAGCGTTTACCCATTCCGCCACACATCAACTCACATACAGGTTGGTTTTAGGATAATACAGGTAACCAACAACTATATTTCCATTTCGCTTATATGTGAGAACGCCGACATCGTGAATCGAACACGAACAACATTTCTGTTGGATAGCTTAGCAAGCTATTGGAATACCTTTATCCCATATCGGCAAATACCGCTTGTAACGGCTATCAAGGGAAAATGCAATAATATTTGGGGGGATATTGAGAAGAACCTTGATAAGTTGATTTTCGCACCTCTGTATGAGGTAAGCCTTTCCGAGTGGTCTTGCACCACCCTTAACTGAATCTCCAAGAAAGTACATGAAAGGAGGACTACCTTAAAATGCAAAACATGGTAGTCTACGATAAAAGTAAGACAAACTACACCAGTCGGATTTGAACCGACGCATACATGAATCAAAATCATGTGCCTTACCACTTGGCTATGGTGCATTAAGTGGCTATTCTCGGTATATATTCGCCACAAACCGCAGTGTACTATCCTTTGTAGCCATTATACTTTCATTGACCGACACGGCTATTCTGACAATTCTATGTATTTGTCAATGTACCACTTGGCTTTTTGAATATCCTCTAAGCCATTCTTGTTATTATGTCTGTAAATATACTTAAAGGCATTACATAAGCAAAAGTTCTTAACGGCTTCCTTACCCTGTGTTTCCAACATAACATCTATACATTCAAAGCTGCCAGTCTCATAATGGCTCGGATGATTAACATTGTCATTTACCGGCTTTTCATTGACGCTAGGTGCGACATCTTTAAGTGGAATGAAGCTATTTTTCTTACCACCGTTATTAACACAGCTTTTACATGGTTCTACGCTAAATAGTAATGATTTATTTATGCAATTAACGCAAAATCCATTATTTTCAGCATTTCCCATTAAACATCACCTGCCTGTCTGTGATTAGCTTTGTAAGTATCAAATCCCTCTGGGTATCTTACTTTCAGCTTGTCAATGTTAATCTGCATGATTTCATCAAGGCTAAACTCGAAAGAATCGCACATTAAAGCCAAGTACCAACATACATCGCTGATTTCACGCTTTAAATGTTCGGCATCTAACTGCTTTTCATGGAAAATCCATTTTTTAAGCATGTCGTTAAGCTCTCCAACCTCGCCGGATAAACCTAATGCAGCATTAAGAACACCACCTAATTCAATCTCTGGCGTATCTTCACCGCGATTACCAATCTTTAAGTTATTAATCTTATTCAGAAGCCTGATACTCTGCTCCCTGCATTTCTAACTCCTAACTCTTTTTTATTTTTAAAATTTTTTGGAATTCACTCGGCTGAATTAGCCGTTTTGATGTGTGTATTCATTGAATATCTTGTGAATAATTAAGATGTATCTATTATACACCTATCTATCAGATTTGTACAGTAGATTTAATTAATTATATTATATGGGTTATTAATAAAGTTGTATATATTAATAAATATAATGGTTATTATATATGGTTTAATAAATTATAGTAGTTGGTTATGTATATATAAATATATATAATAAGCCTTTTTATCTTTGGGGTTTTTTGAGTGACTTAGTTAGGCTCGCAATACGTGGATATATAACCCCCACGCCATGCGTTTGTGAATAATGCACAATGAAATCAGCCAGAGCGGAGCGACTGCGCAATAAATAATTATCACGCAATCATTGTCAATCCGCTTATTTACTGGCTTTATCGTACTTTTATCGCTCAAATGTTCTGTTTTATCACTTCGCTAAAGTCTAATTTAGCGAAGTGATGTTATCGTGAGCCAAACGGCTAGAAACCGCTTGCTTACTGGCTTCGCGGGATTTCTTGTACATCTTGCACAATGATTTCTTGTTGTGCAATTTGACGAATATCAGAGCCTTGAGCGTTGCCAGATGTGCCGAGCTGTGGAAGGTCTGCGGCTGTCTTGATAACCTTTGTAGTGTTTTCTCTGCTAACACCGGGCAAGTTCCAAGCAAAATGTCTGTTAAGTATTGCAAGAATTCCGACCGGATTTTTGTTGCCAGTTGCAAGCTTATTAGATAAACTTTCTTCACGAAAAACCCGCAGTTTTTGCGCGATGTCACAACTTTTTGTACTTAGCTTTTTCTCTTTCGTACCCCAGTCATATATAGTATCCCTATTAATTCCAGTTAATAAACTAAAACCTATAATGCTACACTCTTTATCATATACAGCACATAAATAATAATATATATATAATATATACTCTACTTTATCATAATCATACATATTAAAATTATTATCCATAATACAATTAGTATTATTTTTATTAATATTCTTATTTAATTTTAATATACTTTTATCGTTGAAAACATATTTATTTATATACATTAGCGCAGCGTTCCATCTGCTCTGTGGCTCTTTGGTCATATCTTCGATGTTGTGCTCTTCACAAAATTTTGTCAGATATAATTCTATGTCATTCTGGAATATCTCCGGTGTGTCTGGTGCTTCCTGTACTTTCTCCATATATTCCCCTTTCCGCTGGATCTGCTCCAGCTAATTAATTATTATACATTTAACAACATAAAAAACACCCAACAACTATTATATAATTATCGGGTGTAAATCTTATATATTTAATTATTAGCATAATAACACAATAAATATAATTAATCAATAGGCATTAAAAAAGCGGTGTATAACAGATATACACCGCTTAAAATATATATTTTAAATTTCTACAACTTTCCCAACTCTGGAATTTTCAAAAATTCCATCAGAAAGCTGTCCGTATAATTCCTCTTCACATTCTTCAGAACTATTTCTAGTAATGCGAATAATTGAATAATCGTTCGTCCCTGTTTTGTCGGAATTCTCAACCTCAATAATTCTGACATCTGTACCTTCTGAAAAATCGTATTTATAAGACTTTCCGAAGCTCTCTCTTTGCCTGTGTCCATCTACTCCGTAGACTTTCCATGTTTTTGTCACTACCATAATATTCACACCTTTAACCTTTCTTAATTTGTATAATTATAATAGCATTTCTTTGTCACTTTTGCAAGTGATATTTTAAAATATTTTACAATTTCTTTTTTAGCTCTCTTTCTTCCTCTGTCTCTTCATATATAAAGATGTCTTTCGGCTGCATATCCAGAATCAAACAAAGATTATTTATACTTTTAGCGTTTATGTTTGTATCTTCGTTCTTTATTTTCTTTAGCGTGTCTTGACTTAATAATCCGCTTGTTTTAGCTTTGTATGTGTTAAATCCAGCACGCTCTAAAGCATCCCCAACATTAAAGCGATATTTAAGCATTATAACAGCTCCTTTCTATATTGTTTTATTTATTTTTTATAATAATATAATAGGTTCTAAAAGTCAATAAAAATATTTCTTAAAAAAGTTACAAAAAGACTTGCATATTTCTTTTTAAAGTGATATTATAATCTTGCAAATAAAAAAGGCGGTTGCCGCTCTACCAAAGTTTACAACCGCCACCAATCAAAAAAGAAAGGTAAGCCGATTATATCACAATCGGTAAAATGGTACAAGGTTATGAGATTTGAAGAGTTGTTTATCACAATGCATTGCGATTTTTTCGAGGTTCACAAAAACGGAAAGATTGAGCGTATAGAATATGAGGGAAGCGGCAAGATGTTTACAGCTTCCAAGAAGTATTTTAATGATGTAGTTAAAGATTTTTATATTATTAGAGCCAAAAACAGCAATGATTTAGGCTTAATGATTAGATTATAAGGAGGGGTAAATATGAATTGGCAAGTTATAGAAACACAATATTTCAGTGAATTTGAAAGTCCTAAAGAAAAAATTGTGGCACAATTTGATACCTTAGTTTTGGCGGAAGATTTTGTTAATTTAGTTATTCCGAAAGATACACGCGACAGATTCAAGATTGAACATATTAATAAGGAGGCATGAATTATGAAGATTTTACTTGAAAAGATTAAGAAGTTGGAACAACTGGAAAAAGTCGCAGACGAAGCAGAAAGCAGATGGACAGAACAGCCAGAAAGCGAAGAATTAGAAAATGCCTTCGATGAAGCATACAAGGCAGAATTTGACGCATATATCAGCGCTGCGAAGTATATCGAATATATGACAGGCGGTGCGGTTGATTTTATGAAAGCAAAGGAATTGATACAGACTAAACGCGCGGAGCTTTTGCAGCTCTTAGCATAATTAGCAAGGCTGGCACTTCCGGGGTTCGATTCCCCGGCTTGCTTTACCCGTAAGGGAATAAATAAAAGAAAGGTAAAAACATTATGAACAGATTAGAAGAAGCAAAAAAGGCATTTTTAGAAGTTAGAAGCATTTTGACAGAAAAACATGAAGACTTTGCGCTTGCAAAAGCATATAAAAAGCCTTGGAAGTGGTACAAGGAACACACCACGCAAGAAGCTATTAAGATTTTAAGAGCAGAAGCAAAAGCAAACTAACCGCCGCAGAGAATGCCAGCCGGACCGATACCGGCGGCGGTTTTTCCTTCTAAGGAATAATATTAAGAATATGGAGGTCTGCGATATGACAATATACGAAAAATTAAACGCTTTAACAGCTGGAGAAATCCGCGGAAATTTAGGAAAATTTATATCTATCTACGGAGGAAAAGCGGCTAAAATCTTGGAGCTTGAAAAAATAACAGATTTTTCTTTTTGGGATAATGGGCGAAGCGTAATTATATACGCAGGTCCGCAAGCTGTTTTTGATTGTAACTATGATATTTTTCATGGCTTGAAAAGGCTTACAACCTGTTATAATAAAAGTGGTCTATTTTATGAATTTAACAATTAATAACTTGATTAAGGGCGTACAATCTGCGCCCTTTTCGGCTTGCTCTGGTTTGACTGGTTCGATTCCAGCCGCAAGCATTAAGCATATATTTTTATATGCTTTTCTTTGTGTACCTTGAAAAATTAATATAATAATGCTATGCTTATATATAAGGCTTTTTATGCCTTTTCAGGTGTACAAGTGTACCTAGTCGGGCGGCGTGTGTTCTGGTGGATTCTCCAGAACTGGCGACAGCTTCCACGACTTGCAAGGGCATATAATACCCATTTTATACAATGCATTTAAAAGCGTTTTGAGGCTGTTTTGTTCTGTAGGTTTATAAATCTACGCCGACGCAATAAAACCGCAATACAAGACAAATCGCAAAGTCACAAAGTCAAAATAAGCACGAACCGCAGCCGGTCAAGTTTATATAATTCGCTTTAATCTATTAAAGTTTTTCATCAATTTTTCAGGGCAAATCTGAACAAAATTGAGGTCAAATTTTGGGAAAAGTTTTTCACGGATTTTTGAATACAAAATTGCATATGACGGGGGTATTGAAAACGGCACATTTAAAATTTTTGAAAAATTTTTTCAATTTTTAGAGTAGGATTTGAACGAAAACTAAACCAAATTTTGGAAATTGTCAAAATCGAAATTGTGAATACAAAATGTCATACCTGGGGGCGTTCAAAAAATTTCAGTTTATTTTTTCTGACAACATTCTTCTGTATGTACTAACGCCTTACTTGCATACCGGCATTGACTAAGTTCGTATATCAATAATTCCTTAGTCATAGTCGGATTAGTCTTTTGGATTATCTTTAACAATTCATCAATACTCATTATCCCACTCTCCTAACTGCTCCTAAAACCATATCAACAATGTCAAATACTTCATCACCATAAGTTGCCACAAAATCGCACAATATCTCTTCCTGTTCAATCGGCAAATACACATCATAGGACATACAGATTGCATGGCACACTTCGTGTATCAGCACTTTGCGTTCCATAAATCCACGCAAGGCATTTGACAGATAAATTGTATGCGTATTTCTATCAGTTACACCTAGTACAGAAACATTGTCTGACCGCTTTAATTCACCCGAATTTGAATTTTCATATTGCACTCGCCAATTTGTACCATTAATTGTAAAAAACATCTGTATGCTCCTTTCTGAATAAAACAGGCTATGAATATTGCTACTCATAGCCCTTAAAATCATATCTTAGATACAAGAGTGCTTAACTTTGTTCTAAGCAAGTTCTTCTCTTCTGCTGACATATCAGCCACCATACCTGTAATATCGCTTGCAAGTTCCTTAGTATAGCTGTCAAGTGACTTCATCTTGTGTTCCTTATCTTCTGGTGTATTATTCTTGTGCATTTCCTTAGTTTCTGTGTAGTTTCTCTTTGCTCTGTCGTAATTACTTTCAGACATTGGCTCTGTATAGTACATCTTGCCATAATCCCTATCCATATCTCTCATATGCTCTGATTCTGGGTACATGTGCATATAAGGCGGTTCTTCATATCCTCTGCGGTATGTTCCTTTGCCTTTTGGGGCAAATCTGCCATTTGCATAGCGGTAGTGGTCATAATATCTTCTGTCCGGATAATCTTCGTACTGTTCAAGCATACGCATAATATCTTCATTATCTTCTGACTTTTCCATAGCTTCAACAATTCTGTAATCTTTGTCAAAACAAGCTATGTTCTTCGCTATTTCTGTAAAGTCCTTTAAATCGTCAAGGTTTTGTCCTTCAAAATTGTCAATTCCAATTCCGTCAACTTTAGCCTTGACACATTCCATAATCTGTTTAGCCCATTTATGCATAATATCAAGCCTCCCTTACTGCAATCAAATTACTGTTCTGTACTTCAATAGCCTGTGCTGATGTATTCTGCACCGCTACAGTACTGCAACAGCCACAAGGTACATCAACATATGCCTGTGCTGATACATTAAATAAATTTTCAACTGCGGCTGGTGTAACAATCATTCTTGTTGACTGCAAAGGCTCTCCATCTACTGCAATGGCAAGTGAAATAGCTCCAACTGTACCGCCTGTCGGGATCTGAATGTTTCCGCTATAAGATACTAAAAATCTAGCCTTGCACTGATTTGTAATACCTCTTAACTTGATAATTCCGCTTCCTTGTCTGTGGACTATACATTTAGTTCCGCATACTGGTGTTTCTGTGAATGCAACATCTTCTCCGGCGGCAACTGTTTGTAATGCAATTCCTGTTATTTCCATTATCTTTACCTCTCTTTCATAAAAATAAGGGCAAACATTATAGTCTGCCCTTTGTGCTTATAAGTAATACTGCATAGCAGACATAATCTTCCGAGTTTTCTTTCGAGTTAAACTCGATGCTTAACTCGATTAACCGATTAAAGCCAAGATAAACCAAGAATTAAACCGATTAAATTTGATTAAGATACTTGATTATTTAATTGTTTAGCAGCCACATCCTGCATTACAACCACATCCATAAGCATAAGCATTAGGGTTAGGCACAACATAGGCTGGAATAGCTGTAGGATTTACAGCGTTGATAATCTGATTTGTCTGTGCTGTCATTGCAGTAGTCAGAAGTGCGTTCTGTCTATCCTGTGAAGCAGCTCTGCGTAAATCGTTATTCTCTGCCTGTAAGGTTGCAATCTTGTCATTTGTCAGGAAGTCAAGGATTGCTCTTGTTCCTGCCTGTTGGCTGTCAATAATATCTCTTGTGTTATTGTTCATTGTGTTCTGTAAAGCACAAGTGTTAGTTGCCATGTTGTAGTTTACGCCTTGAATAGCTTCCCTTGTCTCGCAGCAGCAGTTAGCAAGCTGTGACTGTAAAGCATTGGTATTCTGCATATTGGCAACTGTATCAGCGTTTACTGCCTGTTGTATGCCGTAGCCTGTCTGCATGATATTTGTGTTAATACCATTAAAACCTGTGAGCATACTGTTGTTCATAGCATAAAATCCGTCACAAAGTCCGTTGGAAATGCCGTCTAACTTGCTGATAACTGCCTGATTGTCAAAACCTCTTTGTATAGCTGAATCAGTGTAGCCTGCACCGTTGCCATTTCCACCGAAACCGCCCCAGCCGTTATTTCCCCAGCCAAAGATTAAGAGAATTACAATCCACCATGCACCATCGCCCCACATACCATCGTTATTACGATTATTGCCTGTTACTGCGGCAATATCTGCGAGACTAACTCCGTTTGAATTAAACATCTTGTTTACCTCCATTTATTTTATTAACAAATGGGATAACCGGTCATTATGTGCGCACAACCCAAAATGTCCTAATTCATCATTCCCTTAATATCATTAAGGTTTATTCCTTGCGTATTCATAAAATTACTTAAAATTTGCTCTGCACCTTGTGTGTTCCCACTGTTTATCTGATTAAGTAAGTTTTTTGCCATAGGATTTCCACACTGTGCCGACTGTTGTAAACAATTCATAGCCATTTGCTGTGGATTCCGAATTGACTTAAGCTGATTTATAGTTTGAATTAACTGCTGATTCATTCCTCATCACCGCCCTTACTTTGAGTTCTTGAAGTTTTTCTCTGTGTTCCTAAAGATTTATCAAATCTATCTTCCAACTGCCCTATTTTCTCTGATAACTCTTCAAACTTATTTAAGAATAGCTGTGTGCTTTCGTCTGACAGGGTAAATTTAGCGTTTTCTATGTCAGCTGTCGGATTGCCAGCATTGCTTCCGCCTGGTTCTGTATAAGGCTTATATACAATCGTATTAATAGTTCCGTTAGCATTCCAACCCTTGACATAAATCTCCGACATATCCTGTTTTGGGAAAAATGCCATTGAGCCATCCATAGGCACTTCATTTGCATTAATATTTTCAACTGTCTGTACTATTCTTCCGTTAATGCCTGCTATCTGCTGGGGCATAGGCTGTTGATTCATCTGTATAGGCTGTTGTAGGCTTTGCTGATAATTTTGTAAAAAGTTCATTCTATCCGCATATGGATTCTGCATAGGCATATAATTATTATTCATCATAGGTGTTGTCTGATAAGGATTGTTTATCATCTTCTACCTCCTCCAAGACTTCTTCGATTGCGTGGATAACAAGAGATAATGTTACTAAGTCAAGTTTCTGTAATTCTTCTTTGCTTAAGATTTTTTCTCTAATTTCATCCGAAAACATTCGCACTACCTCTCTTTCTAACTTAATTTTGGCATAAAAAAAGAGAAGAACATTATCAAGTTCTTCTCATATTTACATCACGCAAAAGCTCTTTTATTCAATTGTCTTTATCCGTACACCATTAAATTTTCCGTACGCCATTTTTACACCATTTTGCCATTGAAATACATAGAAATATATAGATTTATGTGGTGTATAGATGGAGTAAGCACTTTTATTTTATCCTCCGCAAAATCCC